AGGATAGGAGATATACTTATGACAAAGACAGTAAAAACTGAACTGACCCGTGACGAAGTAATGATAATCTTGGAAGTATACAACACCATTGATGCAATGGTTGATGACACAATGGATATGATGGATGTGAGACTATCACAACTCAGTGATCTAAGGGATAAGTCGTATGCTTTACGGAATATGTTTGACTTCCGTAATCCTATGAATGATTGTGGTCACCCAGCACATTGGCTGCCTAGCGTATTGCCTGACGATCCTACCGCTTGGTTTCATGACATTGAGGTTGACTAAGCATGGTAACAATGGCTTATGATATAACACTTGAGATTGATGGTGTAAAATCTGTTATCAAACTTGATGACACATACCCAGCTGTGAGTTGTTGGAATACTGCGACAGATTTTGCAATCCACATGGCCCTTCATGATCACCCCGGCACACGAATTGAATTTATTGACTGTGCCGAATATGTACATGAGGAGTACACAAAATATGGCTACATACACGATGCACCTATGGTGCTACAGTGATGGCAAAGAGGATGACCCATGTGACGATTGGTCGGGTCATCCAATCCCTAAACCACAGAAGGATGATAACAAATGATTAGTGCAGCGTTAATGTGTATGGCATTAAACATATACCACGAATCACGTAGTGAAGAAATGAGGGGGCAGGTTGCTGTAGCAAATGTCACCCTAAATAGGGTCGCCAGTAACAAGTGGCCCAACGATGTGTGCTCTGTAGTTAAGCAGGGATACACCAAAGGTAAGAAAAACTGTCAGTTTTCATGGTTCTGCGATGGTAAATCTGACACACCAACGGATACGGTGGCATGGGCTAGGTCTGTGTTGGTCGCCAATGACGTTATGATGGGGTATATACCTGATATAACTAAGGGTGCGACACACTACCACGCAAGGTACGTTAAACCGTACTGGGCGAAGTCACTTACTCCAACTGTATCATTTGGTTCACACATATTTTACAAGTAAGTGTTGACACACCTATACAACTATGGCACAGTTGCCATACAAACAACTGACAGGAGATTAATATGCCGTTTGACATCCCAACTTACCTAGATTTTGACGTAGCCTTTGAACCAACCAAGGTTAACGACAAAAAGTACGTCATAAACAATGACACTGGCGAATACCTTGGTATTGTCGGCAAGTCATTCAAGTGTGCATCACATGGTGACTTTTATCGTGGTGTTATGGACACAGTGACAGAAGAACTTGATCCATCTGAACTGACTAATGCCAAATACAACTGGCAGACTGCACGTAATGGTGCATGGTCTATGCTGGACATTCAACTGCCTGACATGAAGGTAGAGATCACAACAGACAAGCACCAAACTACCATTGGCAACCGTATCATCAGCCTTCATGGTATTGATGGTTCGTGCAGCAACCAAGTGTTCTTTGGTGCGATTGATTTCTTCTGCACCAATGGTCAAATACGTGGTGAGTATGACAAAATTCGTAAGAAGAATACTGCCAACTTCTCTATGGAAAGTTTCATATATGAATTAGCCCGTGCTCGTACTGATTTCTACACGGAAGCCAGCAAGATGCAGGTGTGGGCGCAGACTTCCACTAAGTATGTAGACATCAAGATGTTGCTTGATGAAATGATTTCGTCTGAACGTAAGGCAGAAAAAATGTACATGCTATACCTGCAAGAGGCTGCAACACGTGGTCATAACAAGTGGGCATTGTACTCTGCCTTCACCAACTACGCATCGTATGCTGATGAACGTAATGGGTTCAACCTACGTAACACTGGCAATGACACACAGGCAATCAGCATGTGGTCACGTGAGCAAGAGGTATCTAAGTGGGTATCAGATAGTAAGTTTATTGAATTGGAGGCCGCATAAGGTATGCCTAAACTACCACGATATGTACAGAAACGAGTGTCACCTTCGGGTGACATCTCATTCCGTTTCAATCCACCACAGTCATTGGTAAATGCAGGAGTAGTAGAACGTGAGGAACTTAGTGGAGATATAAAAGTTGCGAGAAGAATTGCCCGTGAGTACAACAAAGACATTGATGTGTACCGTGACAAGCAAGCCCAAGTTGTAGAACTAAAGCCTAGCAGCAAGGTCACTGACCTCATTAACTTCTACTACTTGTCAAACGATTTCAGTATGTTACGTGACTCAACTAAGGTAGACTACAGGTATTTCTTGACCGTTGTTCATCAGACAATTGGGTGTCGCAAGTACAAAGATGTCACACCTAAGATTGCAAAACGTGCATATGAGGATTGGGTGAAGCGTGGCATTAGCTTCGCTAACCATGCGGCAACCTGTGCCAGTAGGGTATACAACTACGCCATACAAATGGAACACGCAGAGCAAAACCCTTTCGCAAAGATCAAACGTAAGGCAACCAAGCAGCGTAAGAATGTGTGGGAGCATCGTGATGTTGTCAAGTTTCTTGATGTAGCTTACAGCGACTTTGAGTACCGTAACATTGGTCTCATTGTACAGATGGCATACGAATGGTGCCAACGATTAGGTGACATGCGTATGCTACGCTGGGAGAATGTTGACCTAAAGAAACAGCAGCTACGATTGGAGCAGAGCAAGCGTAGGGCAGAGGTGTTCCTACCTATCAGTGACAATCTAAATGCTATGTTGCTTGAGCAGAAGGCAGACTTTGGTTTTCAAGAATGGGTTGTACCACACCCACAGCCACGTGATGGTAGGTTTAAACCGTATGCAATGGAGAGACTGTCCAAGGTTGGACGCCGCATCATGAGGTTAGCAAAGCTAAATGAAGAGCTACGCCTCATGGACTTACGTAGAACTGGTGTGACACAGATGGTAGACAGAGGTGTTCCACTACCACAAATCATGGCAGTGACAGGGCATACACATGTTGCATCTGTGAAACCATACATGAAGCATACATACGAAAGTGCAAATAATGCCTTGACACAAAGAAACGTACATGTACAATTGAGTGTAGCGAATAACATTGAAAGTGATATACATGAATAGTATACAAGAACATATAAGTGATATGGACTTAGTGAATGGTGAAAGTAAACGTACTAACTGTCCCGTATGTGGGGGAGTTAAAACATTTACAGCAACTAATAACATGGGTCAGCTTATGTGGAACTGTTACAAAGCAGGGTGTAGTGTGTCTGGTGGTACTCGTACCGCACTTACAAGTGATGACATTCGTAAATCTCTAGGCTCTGTAGCAGAAGAGACTGAGGCAGTATCCTTTCATAAACCTGAGTGGCTTGTGAAAGACTACGATGCTGTGCGAGACTTCTGTGACACATGGGAACTGGATGCTCGTGACCTCGGTTTGTTGTATGATGTTCGTGAACACCGTGTCGTATTTCCTGTGGTGCACAACAACATCATGGTGGATGCAACAGGCAGAGCACTAGGAAAAAAGATACCTAAATGGAAAAGGTATGGTAAAAATCCCTTGCCCTATGCATATGGCTATGGTACAACGGGAGTAGTCGTTGAGGATTGTGTTAGTGCTGCCATTGTGGGTGAGACTAATGCATATGGATGCTCAGAAGGTGGAGTGTATGTCGGGGTAGCAGTGTTGGGCACCTCACTTTCTGAGGTACACAAGCAGTATCTTTCACAATTCTCAACGGTTATAATTGCACTAGACCCTGACGCCCTACCAAAGACACTGCAATTCGCAAAAGAATTACGAGGTTATGTTCACGATGTGAAGGTACTCCGACTAACAGATGACCTCAAATACCGAAACCCTACCGACATAGAAAATCTAACAACACTTGGAGAAGTATAATGGAACTATCACTAATACGCAGCCTCATGGACAAAGAGTTCTACGATGACCATCGTGGTGCTAAGTGCCCTGATAGACTGTTCAGCAAAGATGTGCGTAAGATCAAGCAAGCAATTGACACAGCTATGGATCGCTATGAACGTACAATTACACCGGATGAAATTGAGGCATTGTTTATGTCCAACAATCCAACCCTCACCACAGCGCAGAAGGGCGCTTACAGTTCACTGTTTAATCAGATCAAGAAGGAAGCCCCTATGGGCAGCGACATAGCACAGGAAGTTCTGTCTAAGCTGTTCCAGCAGGTCGTAGGAGAAGACGTTGCCAACCTTGGGTTTGACTACGTAAACGGTACGAAGGGTAGCCTTGAGCCATTGCGTGATATACTTGAGCGTTACTCAGATGACTTTACCCCTGACCTACGTATTGAGTGGGATGACATTGACGTTGACACACTGCTAGAAAAGAATGATCTGGAATCACAATGGTCATTCAACATACCTACCCTCACACGCAAGGTAGAGGGCGTCAATGCAGGTCACTTGATTGAAGTGGGTGCACGTCCCAACACAGGCAAGACATCCTTCCACGCCTCTCTCATTGCAGCACCGGGTGGCTTCGCACATCAAGGTGCCAAGTGTGTTATCTTATGTAATGAAGAAGCATCACACCGTGTTGGTGCACGGTATCTGACTGCGGCTACTGGTATGACTATGCAAGAGGTGAAGGATAACCCAGCCCGTGCCCGTGATGCATACTCAGTTGTTGCAGACAACATCAAGATCAAAGATGCAAGTGATCGTGACATGTCGTGGGTTGAGTCTGTGTGCAAGTCATACAAGCCTGACATTGTAATCCTAGACATGGGTGACAAGTTCGCCCGTACTGGTGGCTTCTCACGCCCTGATGAAGCACTGAAAGCTAACGCTATCTATGCCCGTCAGATTGCCAAGTCACACAACTGTGCTATCTTCTACATGTCTCAGCTATCAGCTGATGCAGAGGGTAAGGTTCTACTGAACCAGAGCATGATGGAAGGCTCACGTACTGGTAAGGCAGCGGAAGCTGACCTGATGGTATTGATTGCCAAGAACCCTGTGGTTGATGGGCAAGAGGAAGAAGACACACAGCGTCACTTGAATGTTGTGAAGAACAAACTATCTGGCTGGCATGGTGTTGTACATTGTGACCTAGAGTACAAGACTGCGAGGTATACAGTGTGAACCAACTAGAACTCTTTGATGTTGTACTTCATCACTACGATGAAGGGCTAGAGTGTAACAAGTGCGCAATGACACTGCCTCTGGATAACTTTAATAGTATAACTTATGCATCAGGAACTATAGAATACAAAAGGATATGCAGAACTTGTCAACGCAATCAAACACAGTTGATAACGTACTTGAAAAGTACAAATGCATACCCACCTGATGACTATACGTGTCCCATATGTCAGCGAGACATTGTGGAGATAGGGCGCAAGGGGCAGAAGAAGTTGCAGAGTTGGGTGTTGGATCACTGCCACGACACTGAAACATTCAGAGGTTGGGTGTGTCATCATTGCAATACAGGACTGGGTGCATTCAAAGATGACATCAATAGAATTAGAAATGCAGTTAACTATTTACAGAAACACGAGGAGATTACAGGATGAACACAGTATGGTTACTAATATGGTTTGTCTTAGTGCCAGAGAACGGTGTAAGGTACTACCACTTAGGTACATATGAGAACGAAACCCTGTGCAAGGTTGGTCAAAGAGATGCAGCAGTTATGGTTAATGCCACGAATGAAACGGTAGAATGTATTGGGGTACAGGTAGATGATTAAAGCGACATACATAAACCACATGGGCAATGACCTGACTGTAGCTAACGCAGCCCGTGTATCGTTTGGTAAGACCAGTGAGATGGAAGACGATCCGTGGGGGCCACCTAAGCTCAAGGCTAAAGATGATAAGCTAATCCGTTACCTTGCAAAGCACAAGCACATCAGCCCCTTCGGACATTGCTTCGCCAGCTTCCACATCAAGGCTCCAATCTTTGTGGCAAGACAGCTAGTGAAGCATAAGTTCCTGAGATGGAATGAGATCAGTAGACGTTACGTTGATGATGAGCCTGAGTTCCATGAGCCTTCAGTGTGGCGTGGACGTAGTGCAGACAAGAAGCAGGGTAGTGAGGGTGTCGTTGATGTAGGTGACTGGGGCGATACAAACTGGGCATGTCTTACTGCTTACAAAGATTTACTCAATCATGGTGTAGCACCTGAGCAAGCACGTATGGTACTGCCACAGTCTATGATGACTGAGTGGTACTGGTCAGGTAGCCTTGATGCTTTTGCTGATATGTGCAATCTAAGGTGTAAGCCTGACACACAGGCAGAGACACGGCTGGTAGCACAACAGATTGACTACAAGATGATTGAACTATTCCCTATATCTTGGGATGCACTGATGGAGAATAATGATGACTAAACTGTATGACTTAGAGCCTATGATAATGGACTGTTGGCATGTCTGTGATGACCTACAGGTAGTGTTCAGACAGATAGGTGATGGTGAGCGTGACCCTACCCCAGATGAACTGATGAACACCTTGATGGGTATGCAACAGTTATACCAATGGAAGTTTGAGCAGTTGTTCTTCAAGTATGAACAGGTGATAGCAGAGGGTAGAAAGAACCATGATTAGACCAATGACACCAGAGGAACGCAAGGCATCCTTGGATCGTGATGAAAAGAATAAGTGGCGCAAGTGTGTCAGTTGTGGTAATGCTAGTAGAGACACGTGGTGTGGCTTCTGTTTAGAGGAAGAGTAATGATAAACAGTGAATGGAGACGCTTGATGAAAGAGCATGAAGACTTTAAGGAGACAGTAATGGCAGAGCATACGCCAGACAACGTGAACAACCCACCACACTACGGTAAAGGAAAGATAGAATGTATTGACTACATTGAAGACTTCTTAACTAAAGAGGAATACATTGGCTACCTGCGTGGTAACATAGCTAAGTACCTACACCGCTGGCGTTACAAGAACAAGCAGGAAGACTTGTTGAAATCGCAATGGTACTTGGAACGATTGATACATCTACAAGAGGAGAAAGTATTATGATACCTGTAGGTCAACTAAGATTGTTACTCACCAAGGCAGGGCTTGAGTATGTCATCACCCGTGTGGAAGGTAACGTAGCTCACGTTAACATTCTTGTAGCAGAGCAGCCAGATGTACACAGTTGAGTTTGAAAGTGATGCAGCAGTCATAACAACACTAGATGAAAATGACCGCTTCAATGATGTGGAAATGGTAGTCGGTGATGACGATGTTGTTTACTTGAGACAGTTTGATAACACACTAAATGAGTATCAGATATTGTATATGTCGTATCAACAGTTGCTAGATTTAAACACGGCACTACGTAGTCCAGAGGGTGCCTTCTATTCACGGTTAGTAAAAGGGAGATGACAAATGAACAAAGATGAAGTAGACGCAGCGGCACTTGTATCAGAGATGCACCGTCAAAACTTGACATGTAAAGAAGCATTAAAAGCAATGCAGATGTACGCCAATGATAAAATGTTTCAAGATGAACTTGACAAGGTGTATGGTAATGATCTATTAATAGAAGATGAATGGGATAATTGGCATCCAAACGATTCATTATAGGAGACGCAATGAAACACCTTACCCTTGACGTAGAAAACACTGTGGTAAAGCGGAATGGTAAGATGCACCTTGATCCGTTTGAGCCAGAGAATACACTGGTAATGGTAGGTATGCTAGATGATCTTGGAAACCAAGACATTGTAACTTTTGATCACGCAGAGCAACAACCTACCACAGAGGGGCGGCTGATTGTCCAACAGAAACTGGATGACACCGCCCTTCTAATTATGCACAACGCTGCACACGACTTGCTTTGGCTTTGGGAGTCTGGCTTCACATACAATGGCCCTATCTTTGACACCATGCTAGGTGAGTACGTGTTGCAGCGTGGGCAGAAAGAAGCTCTATCACTTGATGCTTGTGCTGAACGGTACAACCTTGACACACAGAAGCAAGACACACTCAAGGAGTATTTCAAGCAGGGCTACTCAGTACGTGACATTCCACATACAGAGTTGTCAGAGTACTTGTCACATGACTTACATGCCACACAGCAATTGTATCTTCGTTTGCAGACATCATACGAGGAATGCACTTCACTGGACGGAACTATACGGCTGACCAATCAGTTAGCTATACACCTTGCTAAAGTATATCAGCGTGGGTTCAGTGTAGACATGGATGCACTTGAGGGTGTGCGGCAAGAGTTCCAACAGGAACGTGACCAGTTGATACGTGACCTTGAGGAACAGATCAGTGAGTTGATGGGTGATCGTCCTATCAATCTCAATAGTCCAGAGCAATTGTCTTGGGTTATCTACAGTAAGAAACCCCATGACAAAAAAGTATGGGCTGACCTATTTGATTCGTATCGTATGTCTGATACGGACTATCGTAGTACAGTACGCCAGAATACTAAGACGTTGTACAAGCAAAAAGCAAAGCAGTGCACAACATGCAACGGCACTGGTCAGATACGGAAGGTAAAGAAAGATGGAACACTCTATGCACGAACAAATAAATGTACTACCTGTGATAGTTCAGGTTATATATTTATGGATATTCATTCGTCTGTTGCGGGGTTAAAGTTCAATGCACCTACAGCAAAATGGGCCTCAGCTAACGGTTTCGCAACAAGCAAAGATAAACTTGAGTACCTTGAAGGTATCGCTAGACAACGTGGTATGCAGGACGCAGTGTTGTTCTTACAACGAGTTCGCCGCCTGTCTGCCGTTGATACATATCTATCAAGCTTTGTGGAAGGCATATCAACACATGTAAAACAAGATGGTCTTCTACACGTCAGACTACTGCAACACCGTACAGCTACGGGACGTTTATCTGGTGCCGATCCTAACATGCAGAACATGCCACGTGGTGGTACGTTTCCAGTGAAGCGTGTATTCAAATCACGTTGGACTGGCGGTCAGATTATGGAAGCCGACTTCGCCCAGCTTGAGTTTCGTGTGGCAGCATTCTTATCACAGGACAAGACTGCCATTGATGAAGTGACTACAGGCTTTGATGTACACTCATACACTGCACAGGTGATCAGTGATGCAGGTCAAACTATGTCACGTCAGGAAGCCAAGGCACACACATTTGCTCCTTTGTATGGGGCTAGTGGGTTTGGTCGTACCCCAGCAGAGGCAGCGTACTATGAGCAGTTCACTAAGAAGTACTCAGGTATTGGTAAGTGGCACAAGGAGCTTGCACGTGAGGCTCTAGCTACAGGCAAGATCAAGACACCATCAGGTCGGGAGTTCTCTTTCCCTGATGTAACACGTAGAGCTAATGGTACTGTGACATTTTTCACACAGATCAAAAACTTTCCGGTGCAATCGTTTGCTACGGCTGACATTGTACCTATATCTCTGATATACATTGACAAGTTATTAGAGGCAAATCAAATGCAATCATGCATAGTCAATACAGTACACGATTCAATCGTGATTGATGTGCATCCAGAAGAAGAGGAAAAAGTATTACGTATCATAAGTGCAGCCAATGACAAGCTACTAACAATCGTCAACAAGAAGTGGGGGTTGGACTTCAATGTACCACTACTTCTTGAGGCAAAGATTGGTCCAAACTGGCTTGACACAAATGATGTAGCATGATATAACTAGGGTTCGCTAAAACAAAAGGAGAATGTTTATGACACAGATCGCAACAATCAATACAGGTAACTACGCAGCAATGGCAGAGGCAATGGGCATGTCTGTGGATTCTGGTAAACAGAAATCACAAGCAAGCACACTTGCACGTTTGCGTATCAATCACTCAGCTATCATGGGTGAAGACACAATCAACGGTAAGAAAGTAAAGATGGAAGTTGTAGCAGGTGGTACATACAAACTGGAAATTCCAGATGGGCCTACCTACTATGCACCGACAGCTACTATCCGCCCGTACCTACAACGCTTTATGTACAAGCGGTTCATCAAAGGTAGTGACACTACACCTAATCGTTACGTCAAGACACTTATGGCTAACGATCTAAACAGTGATCTCAAAGACAATGACGGTGGTTTCAACTGTGGTAAACCTGCTGGATGGATTGAAGACTTCAAAGCATTGCCAGAGAAAACACAAGACCTGATCCGTCAGATCAAACGTGTTCGTGTTATGTTTGGTACTGTAGAGATGCACGATGTAACAGATGCACAAGGTAATCCTGTGGACTTGGAACCTCAAGCATTCATCTGGGAGATTGAGAACCGTGACGCATTTAAAACTGCGGGTACTATCTTTACTAAGCTAAGTAAGATGCGCCGACTTCCTGTACAGCACAACATGAAAGCTGCGACAGAAGAACGTGCTCTTCCAAACGGTAGTGTATTCTACCTTCCTACCTTAGCTCTTGATCTACAAGAGACACTTGATGTAACAGACCCAGAACAGGAAACGTTTGCTAACTTCCTTGCTTGGGTTACTAACTACAATGATTATATCAAGGGTGCTTGGGATGAAAATGCC